GGCTCTTGCGGTAGAGGCGGTTCTTCTCGGCCAGCGTGACCGGAGTCGAGAAGATGGTGAGTTTCCATTCAGGCACCTCGATGCGCTTGGTGCCGAGTGAGGCGAAGTGTTCGCGGACTAGGTCGATGGGTGAAGCCATGCGTCACCTCAAACCGTCAAAGTCGAGAGCGTGCCGTTGCCTTCGATCGAGATCGAGCCTTCGACCATGCCGTCGAACGCGGCCGAGATGTCGAACTTGGTCACGATGCCGGCGCCCGAATAGTAGACGTCGGTCGAGTCGGCGCCTTCCGGGTACAGGTTGACGGTGACGGCCGAGCCGATCGTGAGCGCGATCTGGCCGGCATCGGTTTCGTCCCAGTAGAGATCACCCGAGACACTCCACGTTTTCATCGTGGCGCGGCGGGTGCGGTAGATGTCGCCGATCACGGAGTCCTCGACGACGTCGGAGGAGTGAGCCAGCGCGTAGTTGCGGAGCTCGCCGATGGTGGTCGACGAGATTCGGACGGTGCCTTCTCGGCCTAGATGGTTAGCCATGTCAGTCGGTGGTTAAATAGATGCAGTTGAAGTTGTGGCGAGCGACGCCCCAGCGCACGTTCTCGTCGGGTTCGATCACATAATCGACGCTCGTCAAATGAGTATCGCGGCAGACACCGCCGAGAGTGACGTCCGACAAAACCGCGGCCTCGACCGCAGCCGAGCCCGTGTCGAAGAGCGTGTCGATTGCCGTGGTCGACGTCTGCGCCGTAAAGTATTCCACGACGACTTGCAGAACGCGGTATTGGTCGCGGTTGGAAGGCGCCAGCGTGCGGACCTCGATGTCCTCGTGAACGGCGTAGATCGCGCAGGACGGGAAGGAGATGCTCGCAAGCGTGTTGTTTCGTCCTTGCAGGATGTTCGCGGTCGGGACGACCGAGGCGCCCGTGAGCGCGTTGGCAATGGCGTTGCGGATGTCGGTGCGGGTGCTCATCGCGGCATATTCTCCTGAACGCGGCCGGCTCCGTCAACGCGGGCGAATCCTAGGTTGACCGCTCGGTTGGCAAGGATCGCGTCGACCTTCTTGAGAGTGATCTTGGCTCGGAAATCCAATCCAGCCTGCACGAACCGTTCAGCGTTCGGGATCTTGATGTTGGTCGCCGTTCCCGTGACGAATGGATTTGAGCCGGTGAAGTTATGCGACTGCGTGCCGGCCTTCTGCGCGTGACGCCGGACCCACGCCGGAAGGCGTTGACCGCACGCCAGAGCGGCTTGCGCGAAGCCGGCTTTCGACCATCCGACGTTTGACTGCACCTGACGCAAATACTGGTCGGCGGCAGAATCGCTGATCCACATCTGGTCCTGAACCTTCCACCGTCCGATCGTGCTTTGCGAGACGAACGGGATGCGGCCGTATTTGTTCCGGTATCGCAGATGGAAGTTCTTCATCTCCTCCGTCGATGCGTTCTGTTTCCAAAACTTGAAATAGATTCGGATCGTCTTCGACCGTTCCCATCCAAGTCTTACGGCTGCGGTCTGCGTCCTTGCTCGCTTCGGCGGTTGCAGCGTTGAACTTCCGATCCGCTGGAATAGACCGATTGAGGCGTAGCGCGCACCGCTCTTCCGGCGTCCTCCGAAGAGGTCGGACTTGATGGCGTTCTCGCCTTGTTGCTGCGCGGCCTTGGCAAGCCCGGATGACTTCGGTTTCGCCGTCGTTCCTGCGTTCGCGGTGGTCGGCGGGATAATCATCATTATCGAGCGCGCCACGTTTCCGCCCTCCTGCTTGATGACTTTCCCAAGATCGACGCGAGCAGCCTGCGCGAGTCGCTCAAGCGCGAAATCCAGCTTCGCCGAATTGAGCGTGACCGAGATCATATGACCTTTGCTACGTCGATTTCGCAGCCCGTCCCCTCGGCATCGAACCGGACCTGTTCGACGAAGTAGGTCACGCCCGCCCGGACGAGCGTCTGCGTGACGGCCGGAGTACCGGTGATCTGCGACGTCGTGAAGAAGACCGTGAACTTGACGTCGTCTCGGCGCTGATCCTCGAACTCCGAGAACATATTCCGAGACGAAGCCCAGACGCCGGTCACGCTCGAGCCCAGATACGAAAAGGTGATGCCGGCTTGCTCGAGGATGCCGGCGTAGTCGTAAGCCAGTTGAGCAGGATCGAAGTCGCGGACCGTCGCCATATCTAATCGTCAACTGTCACAATTCTTGACGCTGCCGAGAAGGCGTCATCTTGCGCCACGCCCGAGGAAACGTGCCAGAAGCTCGAGCGAACCGCGCCCGCGATGACGCACGGCGCCGAGTTGATGGCGAACATCTCCTCCGCGTCCCGGATCAATCTCGGCAAGTGTCCCGGTGAACGCGCCTCGAGAATCCAGTTGCTCGGCATCCCGCTGGCGATGAGGTCGGACGCCTGACGCGAGTCCGCCAGCACGACGAGCGGCCGCTTCGCGACCAGCCGGCACGCCTTCACGAGAGCCGAAAACGAGTGCCGCCGTCCTTGGCTGTAGCCGAACGGAGCGAATAGGCAGACCGCACGCGGGAAGCCGTACTCTTCCAAGCCGTCCGTCTTGTCGATCGCATCGAAGACCGGCCGCTGATCGAGGTTCGCGAACTCCGGTTCAATCCCGAAGACGAAGTCGCCCCATGACTTGCCGCTCGCTCGGAAGGCTTCGTATCGCCGAGGCCAGATTTGCAGGTCGATGACGCGGTCGAACTGATGCTCGGCCCGAGCGTTCGGAGCGGACGGCCACGCATAGGTCACGGCGTCGAAGATCCCGCGGTACTGCTCCAAGCACTCGACGCAAACGTGATGACCTTGGCCGGCCAAGTGACGGGCGATCGGAAGGACGCGGATGATGTCCCCGAGCCGTTCGTGGTAGACGATGCAGATCTTCACGGCGCGAAGACCATCGTGAGGATGTTCGGCCAGTCGCCATCGTTCTTGCGGACGGCGTCCTCCGGCGAGCCGATAAAGATCGGGCGCAGGTCGTTACGCTGCATCGCCGCCGCAAGCGTGTCCGGCGTGAAGTGCCAGAGATGCTCGCCCGGCCGTCGGTGCTTCCATCGGTAGAACCATTCTTGCCCGAGACTCGGATGGTACCACGGCACCGAGACAATCGCGCCCCGCGCCTCGAATCGCGGCAGGTGCTCGAAGTGCTCGAGCGAGTCGAAGAAGGTCACGACCGGCCATTCGGTCTCCCGCCACCGCGGCTCGAGCTTGACGAAGTCCGGCGCCGGATACGGAGACACGTCGAAGCCGTGGCAACTGATGCCCGGCTTGATCTCGCGCACCGCCCGCAGGAATGAGCCCGTGCCGTAGCCGATGTCGCAGACGGAATCCGCTTTCGGGAAGAAGCGGTGGAACAGTTCGGCGCGAATCCTCGAGAGCTCCTTCTCCGGGTATTTCTCATACCTCGCGACGTAGGCGTGATCGTAGCGCGCCGTGATCTCACGGCTGAACGAGGCGACCGCGCCCGTGATCTCGTCGACGTAATACTCCGACTCGAAGGCGAGCGTGCTCATGGCGTCGTCCACTTTGCGTCAGCGTTCGGATTGCGCTGCTTGAAGAGCGCGAGACCTGCCGCGTACCGCTCGCGGGTGTTGTTGTGCTGGTAGGTTGCGTCCATCGGAGCCTTTCCGAAGATCGGGTGCTTGTGCTCGAAGCGGAGCCGCTCGCGGGCGTCGATGACGACCTTGTCCGCATAAGCTCGAGCGGCGAACTCGTTGTCGGAGAAGACCGACTCGTAGCCCTGAAAGAACAGGTGCCCTTGGTTCTCGTAGCGCGCCCGCGATAATATCGCCATGCAGAGGAGCTCGTCCTTGCGCGTGCCGTCGTGAGGCGCCACGACGAACTGATCCTTGAGCGGATCGCGGCCGGCGACGACGTCGAGCAGGATCGAATCCCAACCCATGCACGGCACCCAATCGTCGGAGAGTTGGACGAAGATGTCGCCGTTCGCCTCGGCCGCGGCAAGATTCCAAGCCGCCACGCAAGACTTCGCGCTCGAGGTGACGCTCACGAACTGCTTCGCCATCTCGACCGAAGCGAGGTCGTCCGCATCAACCGCGAAGATATGCTCGATCCGCGTCGGGTCTGCGGCTGCGTTCAGCCACGCGTCGCGAGTTGAGACCGCCTGCGAGGTGCGTCCTCTCGTCGCGTGAAGGAGTGAGATCCGAGGCTTTAGACCGGCATAGAATTGCGCTTGAAGGACCGTCGCCATCGCCTTGTTCCCTTCGGCGCGGAACGCACGGGCGGCGAGATCGTAGCCCGCCCAGCCGTACCACTTGGCCTCGTGCGTCCACGGCCGCTTCGTCTCGAGCGGCTCGCGAAGTTCCAGCATTCCGTTCGCCCACCAGACCGCGGTGCCGTAGTCCTTCACCTGAAACGCGTGCAGGATCAGCCCGGCAAGCGCCTCCCGGCACCACGGGAAGACGCCGTGCGCTTCCATGAGCATCGCCTTGGCCTCGCGGTTGGAGTAGGAAAGGCGAGCGCAGTTTAGCAGCGCCTCGTACCGGAACGCCGGTTGCAGGTTCGGGAAGGCGAGCGCCAGCTTGCCGAACTCGAGCGCAGCGTCCCGCGATTGATTGCAGAAGTGCTCCTGATGTATGTAGAAATACTGGCTCGGCGTCTCGCGGACCGAGTGCGCGAGGATGCGAAGATTCCGCCGGCGGTTCTCCCGCTTGACCTCCTTCGGAGCGTGGACCCAGACGGTCTCGTTGTTGACGTCGAGATGCTTGTCCCCGTCGAGGATCAGCAGGTTTTCGTGGACGTCGTGATGCCAGACGCGCCCCGTCTTGAAAGCCTCGCGGCGGATCGCCCGCTCGCGGTAGAGCGCCTTGCCGGAGCCCTTCACGTCGTAGATGAAGCGCAGCATCTTGACCTCGGGAGCGACGGAACCGAGGACGCCGCGCAGCGCATCGACTCCGCGGATCACGTCGTCGCAGTCCGCCCAGATGAGCCAGTCGCCCGTGCCTTGCGCGAAAGCCTCGTTGCGCGCCTTGGCGAAGGAATCGACGTGGTCCCACTTGAGCGAGCCGGCATCGTTCAGATGCTCCGAGAAGACGAAATCCTTGCCG